AGCTCGATAATGACCTTCCAGTCATCACCGAAACCAGGTCTTACGGCCTGGTCGGACGGGATGTAGTCCCAACGCGAACTACATCTAGTCCTTATTCGGGTGGATCGTCGCGAACTGCGAGTGACGACCTTACCCCTCCTAAGTGTACCAGCCAATGCAGCCAGCAAAACTGCAGGTGGGTTATTAACCCATCCACGCAGTTTCGGAGGCCGAGCCTCAACATCTGTGACGGAATAAGAAGTGTCGGAGATTGACACGTACCGGTAGAAAAGACCACCGGTACATGGATTTACGGACTTCTTTCTTCCTAAGTGAGAAGAATGAACCTTTATACCAGCTGTATCCATCTCATCAAAGGGAACAGGTAAAAACCTGTTTCCCTTAAGAAGATGAGAGATTACAGATGGAAGAGGGACAACATGCTTCGCACTCCAGATATTGAGACGGTTGATGGCTGAGTAACAGTCCTCTACGTTCTTGAGGGATCTAATATAGACACCTCTAACGTCGTGACCGTTGATATAATCACGGCCACAGGACTCACGGAAGTCTCCTTCATTGAAGGATTTGTCCATGTTAACGCTAAAGCCACATAGTGATAACATCTTTGTTAAGAGGTCATAAGCCTCTTTCACAACTATGATATCATCGCCATAAACGGCGAAGTTGCCTAGCGAATGTCGAAACGGGCGCTTGAAAGGAATTCCAAGTACCCGATAGACACCATAGACTAAAGCAGTGAAAAATATCGTTTGAAGGGGAAACGTGAAAGCATTCCCCATGGACGATACCATATGTAACTCAACGACGGTTCCATCTGGAAGGATGGTAACTGGCGAACGAGTCAATTCAAGCCATTTAACAACATGGCGAGGAAAGAACTCACGAACCAGACCGTTTGACATCGAGTCAGAAGCAGATGATAGGTCGATAGTGCCAAACCTACCTGTTGATGACCCGAGCCGAGCTAGTTCCCTATTCTTATCAGGCTGACTAGTAAGATCGATACCACAGATCTCACGAAGTCGACCTTTAAGAACGGACTCTATTCCCTTCTGAAATAACATATTCAGAATGGGCTCGGTACATATGGTCCTGCTTATTTCCGTTGTCTTAGGAACAAAAGACAAGCGACTTCCTTGCACTATTTCACTGCCCCTAAACTTCGATCTGATAGACTCAACGTCAGACCAAAGCGGGTCAGAAGAGATAGCCTCCGCATATAACATGTGGAGCGCAGACGATGTAGCTGACATACGACTAGTACCGAGTTTCGAAAGAAAGTCGGTGCTATAACTTCCGATGTTAGCTCCGTTGCCAAGCCCAAGATGCGAGAATATTTCATCTTTAGAAATATAAAGATGAAGGTTTTCAGCACTTTGGTCTTGCGAATGGAAGAGGCGATAGAGAAAATCCTTCGCCTCACCCATTGCAATTGCTTGAGCTTCGGTAATGCTGGAAGTGTCAAGGAACCAATCATGACATTTCGAGTTAATCGATAAGAATAACTCGAGAGCTTTTGCGTTTGCAGTATCAGCGGGGTTGTCCTCGAATTTCTTCAAGAACGACTTCCGAAGAGCCTGCATAGCAAACTGCCGATGATCGATACCAGGATAGGAATTAAGCGTTCCATTCCAACCAGCATTATACAGATCTACGTCAAGTAGAACCGGTAGATGACTAGCATAATCACGCATAGTAGCCCCAGTCTCACGACGTATAAACCTAGCTTAACTACTCCGAGTGCTCTAGATGATTCCGGTAACGCAGGAATCACCGGCACCAGCAGACTGCTGGCTAAGAGCACCAATGTGAGCAGAAAGAGCTGCCCGAATCTCAGCAGGACTAGCAAGATCGCTGCCAGCAGGTACGTCAATAATTGTCGTAACCTGCATAGTAGCATATGCTTGCCCTGCGAGTGGGAGAACACCCTTACGGGTGATCAGTTTATACGAATTACGTGGGACATCTTTCACCACGCCTGTGGTAGGATTAGGCTTCCCAAGTACGCGGAAGACCTTAGGCCTAACAAAGTTGATAGTGAAGGGTGCGGCAACAGAGTGCGTAGTAACGCCAGTCTGAGTCCCGCCTAGAGCAGTAACGGCGACCTGTTTCCCATTGCTATCGGGAGCAGTATCGCTCGTTAAAGTATAGGTTGGATTCGTCAAACCGGTTTGCGCTGCGCCTGTAATAGGCGACGTTAGGGTAAACGACATTTTCATTACTCCTATATTTCGCTAAAAAGGAATACCTCTATAGCGAAAACGAGGGTTTTGAGGATGTAAGAGTCGACTTTGACCCAAAAGAGCGGCAATGTTACCGAGTTGGCCGTCCGATAGGTTAAATGAGGCAGAAAAGACTGGCAAAGGAACGCCAGAACCTTTCGACCTCTTAATCGTCTTACGGTTGAACTCCCAATTACAACGACTACCACTGACAGAAACTGTCCAGTAAGGTGGAGTATAGTAGGATGTCATATCGGATTGAAGAACGCCAGTCCACCCAAAATATCGGGCAAACGTGCGTTCAGTCCGAACAACATAAACTATATCTGCCGTACTAGTAACGCTGGCAGTGATAACATCACCAATATTGGTGAAGTAGTCGGCGAGAAATGACCAGGGCAACAACTCCCAGGCCGAGGGTATAAACTCTGATGGCGTGAAGCCAAAAAGAGCCATATTATCCCAAGGAGTCATTTCAGCTTTTGCCTTAACTTTGGCTTTATAACGTACGTTCGCTTCGTCCGTTCTCTGTGCTTCAGTCCTGACCAAAAGGCCAGTACCGCACAGAGGGCGCGGACCGTGATCGTACGCTGGGTCTAAGCCGCTAGAAAGATCC